GCCCCGACTTACCGAATGGCCAAAGATATTGCGTGGAGGGCGTTAAAGAAGCTGGTTCCGAAGGTTTGGATCCACACAAAGAACGAAACGGATCTACGAATCGAGCTAATTAACGGTTCAACGATTGAATTGAAGGGTACTGAGAACGCAATGGCGCTTCGTGGCCGCAGTTTGAGCGGTGTAGTGCTGGATGAAGCGGCATTTATGGATTCAGAGGTTTGGTTTGAGGTTATTCGACCTGCTTTGGCGGATAAAGAGGGTTGGGCGTTGTTTATTTCGACACCAGATGGGACGGCTAGCTGGTTTTACGACTTGTGGTGTTATGTCCCAGAAGATGAGACCAAAGAATGGCAACGATGGAGCTACACAACGATTGAAGGAGGAAACGTCAGTAAGCACGAGGTCGAAGCAGCCCGCGCTCAACTTGATTCGCGCACGTTCCGCCAGGAATTTGAAGCGTCGTTCGAGAACCTGACTGGTTTGGTGGCCATCAGTTTTTCAGACGACAACATTTCAACAGAAGCAAAGGACATTTCAATCCAACCGTTGCTGCTGGGCGTTGACTTTAACGTGGATCCAATGAGTGGCATTTGCGCCGTCAAAGATCAGGACACGTTGTATGTGTTTGACGAGATCATGTTGACGGGTGGAGCGACCACCTGGGACTTTGCGGATGAGGTTACGCGAAGGTATGGAGTAGATCGCAGAGTTATTGCGTGTCCTGACCCTACGGGTGGAGCGCGAAAGACAAGTGGTGTTGGCGTAACGGACCATGCAATCCTCAGACGCAGTGGCTTTACGGTTCAATCGCCACGATCACCGTGGAAGATCCGAGACAAGATTACAGCGGTCAATACAGGCTTGATGGATGCTTCTGGAGCGCGAAGAGTAAAGATCCATCCAAGGTGTAAGGAGCTGATCAAATCGCTTCGGACATTGACGTATGCACCTGGGACGGGTTTACCGAACAAGAATTTAGGAGTGGACCATGCGTTTGACGCATTTGGGTACTTAGTGCTGCAGCAATTCAACCTTGCAAAACCCGAAACACTAGGTACAACCTCTTATCGGTTGTATTAAAATGGGTGGGTATTCCTTTATGAGGGGTGCGCAGAGTCTCCTGCAGCGGATCAGGAGTGAGGGATGCAGGCGCGCGAGCCGGTTCTAGTCCGCATTCATTGGAGCGGTTAGACTGGGGACAAGTTGCTTATCTTTGTTATGCCCAAAGGTGCTGGAACCTACGGTACGCAAAAAGGCCGTCCACCCAAGAAAAAGAAGGGAATGAAGAAAGGCAGCAAAAAGATGCGTTGTAGCTGTGGCCAGTGAAAACGTTCCAACCAACAAGGCGCTTTACAGCCGTGTAAAGGCTGAGGCCAAGCGCAAGTTCGCGGTTTATCCGAGCGCGTATGCAAATGCGTGGCTGGTACGCGAATATAAGAAGCGTGGTGGCACTTATCGGAAAGCAACCAGTGGCGGAACGAAAAAAACCACGAAAACCCGCAAAACCAAAAAAGCCAAGTAAGTCACGAGGCGGACTTGGCAGATGGTTTGACGAGAAATGGGTCGATATAAAGACCGGGAAGCCTTGTGGCCGCTCCAAAGGCGAAGACAGAGCTTATCCAGCGTGCAGACCATCACGCAGGGTGTCAGATAAGACGCCAAAAACCACAAAAGAAATGAGTCCTGCAGAAAAGGCTCGTTTTAAAAAAGAAAAGACAGGTTCAAAGAAGATTTCTTATCAACATCGGCGGCGCAAGGCGAAAAAGAAGAAGTCTTGAGATGGCTTGTGGGTTGTGAACGGTTAGAATCAACCGTATAGACCCTTCCTATGTCTACCCATGGCCATCCTTCGCGGAGAGCAAGGTGCGGTCCAGTTTGACGCTGCTGGCTCTTCTAACGCCACCATCGTTGGAACCCGCAGCTGGACACTGAACATCACCAAAGACACGTTGGACTGCACCGATCACGGTGATACGTTCCGTGCTTATGTCGGCAGCATGATTAGTGGTTCCGGCACTGTTGAACTGGTTTATGACCCAGATGCGACAGGTCAGGCAGCGTTTATTGAAGACGTTATGACGACTAACGACACTGCCGACGCTACGTTTGAGCTATTTACGACTGGCACCACCTCTGGTACTGACAGCGTAAGTTTTGCAGGAATCATTACCAGCATGGATATTGCATCCACTGTTGGGGATTTAGTGGTTGCCACCTGCAATTTCATTACCAGCGGTGCCATCACCTCCAACCTTGAATAAGGGTTAGAGCGATGGCAGAGCGCAAAAAGCGTAAGCGTGGTCCCAACCTTAGTGTTGGGCGTGGCGAAAAATTGCCTGTCAGTAAAGGTGCTGGCTTAACCGCTAAAGGTCGGGCTAAGTACAACCGGCAAACAGGTTCTAATTTGAAACCGCCGGTTACAGGCAAGCCAAAGACAAAGGAAGAAGCTGCCCGTAAGCGTTCTTTCTGCGCTCGAAGTCGTAATTGGACAGGTGAACGGGGTAAAGCGGCCCGTCGTCGATGGGGCTGTTAGTAACTCAATTTTGAGATGTCATGACTTACTCCGTTCCTGGTCTCGTTAGAACGAATCTCGTCAGCAGTTCCTACATGGGAAGTGTTGACAGTCCGTTTGTACGAACACGGGCAGTAATCGACCAGATGAAGGGCTGGGAGATTATGAAAGCCGTGGTTTCTGGAACGGAATATCTACGTGAAAACAGCGAAACATTTTTACCGCTAGAGCCCCGCGAGGACTACACGGCTTATCTAGCGCGTGTAAACCGTGCTGTTTTTACGCCTTACACGCAGCGTTTAATACGAGCAGCGGCTGGTTTAATTTTACGTAAACCGATCAGTGTCACTGGTGCGCCGTACTGGACCGAAGTTTTTAACAAGGATGTTGACGGTTGCGGTTCTGATTTGGATGAGTATGCACGTCGATTGGTCACTTGTGCTTTGACATACGGCCATTCACATATTCTTGTTGATTTTCCCGCTCCATCAGATGCAAGAAGTTTGGCGGAAGAGCGTGCTCTTAATCGTCGGCCCTATTGGATTGAAGTGGATCCAACCAACGTCTACGGGTGGCGACTGGATCGGGAAGCAAATTATGGCAGTCTTACGCAGGTTCGGATTGGCGAAAAAGCGGTTGTAGCCGATGGAGAGTTCGGAGAACAAGTTTATGACCAAGTACGTGTCATTGAGTCAGGTCGCTATCGCGTCTTTAGACAGGAACAGAAAAAACAAGAAATGCAAGGGCCATTTCCATACCCCGCTTCATTCAATCAATCCGACGCTACAGCGGAGTACGAGTTGGTTGAGTCGGGTGATTTTTCACTTGGGCAAATTCCGTTGGTAACAATTTATGCCGATAAAAAAGATACAATGACCAGTCGTCCACCACTGTTGGACATAGCGCATTTAAATCTGGCTCATTTCCAACGACAAGCTGACCTTATACATAGCCTGCATATTGCCAGCCAGCCGATGTTGGTATTAGAGGGCTGGGACGATCAAACAAAAGACATGGCTATCAGCGTTAATTATGCAATGGCGACTCAGCCGGGTAATAAGGTCTACTACGTGGAGCCTGCATCAAGCGCGTTTGAAGCGCAAACATCAGAAATTCAAGAATTACAGCAACAGATGGCGACGTTAGGCATCAGCACATTGAGCCAGCAGAAATTTGTTGCTGAATCTGCAGATGCTCGGCGTCTGGATCGTATTGATACAAATTCGATGTTGTCGATGGTATCAATGGATTTGGAGTCAGGTTTGCAGAAGTCGTACAACCTTGCTGCTGATTATCTAGGTATTGAACCGCCTGAGGTCAAGATTAGTCGTGACTTTGACCTGCAACGGTTGATCGGGCAGGACATTGCTGCCATGGGTCAGCTGTTCCAGGATCAAATTATTGATCGCGAGGAGTTCCGCGACTTGCTGGTGCAAGGCGAGATTTTGCCCATGTCGGCAGAAGCAGAATCAAGCGGTACAGTAGAAGAGTAATAGCTTTTGTTCTCATGGGAATGCGTTTTGAAGAGATCAATCCTCCTAAAAAAGAGGAGTGCCCAATGCCTGAGCCCAAAAAGACAACTAAACAAGCAAAAAGTAGTAAGGTAGAGAAGTCAACTAAATCCTAATAATGGAAGAGCAAGTCATTCAGGAGACGCCCGTGGCGTCCTCTGAGCAGCCCGTGGCTGAGACGACAGGCGCTGTCAACATTGTTGATAACACTGCTGCTTACGAACAACAAATTCAAGCGTTGACGCAACGCGCCGCTGAAGCTGAGGAAAAGTTCCAAGGCATCAAAGGCAAGCTTGACGACGTTTACAAAAAACAAGACGAGCAGCGTCGTAAAACACTGGAGGATCAGGGCCAGTGGAAGGATCTTTGGGAAGAGGCCAACAAAACTGCTCAAACCAAAGACCAGCAAATTGCTGACCTAGAGCGGCAGCTAGCAGATCTTCGGACTTCTAACGAAACTGCTGCAATGAAAACATCTGCATTGTCAGCCATTAGTCAGTCTGGAGCGATCAATGCTGAGCAGATGTTGCAGCTTGTTCAAAGTAATTTGAAAAAATCTGACGACGGTAGTGTCAAAGTATTGAATGGCGGGGTTGAGGAAGACCTCAATGTTTACCTTGCCAAGCTGAAAAACCCTGGCTCTGGCTTCGAGCATCATTTCAAGCCAAGTGCTCAAGCTGGTATGGGTGCTAAGCCAACAACAGGAACTGCTGGCGCTGCAGGTATCGCTAATCCCTGGGCAGAAGGTAGTATTAACTTAACCAAGCAAATGACCTTGGAAATTACCGACCCTGACCTTGCGGCCGTGCTCAAGCGAGAGGCTGGTAAATAGTCCCCGTGGGACACCATCTCAAGTCCGTGACTTGAAAACCCGCAAACTTTATCCCTGAATAAGAAATGGCCGCACCATTTCAGAATTATTCCGGCGGTGTCCTTTTGGCGGACATCGTAAAAAGGAATAATCTCAGCACTTATGTGTCTGAGGCAATCAAAGAGCGCAGTCTTTTCATTAAGTCTGGCGCTGTCGTTCGTAACGCCCTCCTTGATTCAAGGGAAGGCGGCACCCGCATTCAAGTTCCTGAATTCAACCCCGTGTCTCCTACCGAGGAGATTATTGACGGTACAGCAACTTGGGGCACCAGTGGCGCTGGCTACCTGACTCCTCAAAAGATCGGTACTGGCACTCAAATCGCCACTATCTGCCATCGTTCATTCGCGTATGCAGTAGACGACTTGGCGGTTTTGGCTGCTGGTGAAGATCCAATGCTTCATATCCGCAATCAGCTTGCCGATGCAATCAACAAGTTGAACAGCGCACGTTTGTTCTCTCACCTTGCTGGTTTGTTTGGCACAGCTTTGTCCGGCAATGCACTAGACAAAGGTGTTGCTGCTGCTTCTGGTGGTGCTGAAGCCAACTTCCTTACTGCAGCTACAGTTGCAGAAGCTCGTAACGCATTGGGTGAGCGTGGCGAAGAGCTGGACACTCTAATTGTCCATCCTTCTGTTGCTTACTACCTGTATCAGGTAGGAATGCTGACCTTCTCTACTTCAGCACTCGCTGCTTCTGGCGCAGTGACTTGGGGTGGTGGCGGCGTTGGCATTGGCGCTCGTGAAGTTGGTGAGTTTGCTGGAATGCGCGTTGTTGTTGACTCTCAAGTCAATACCGTTGCCCCTGGCACTTCTGGTCATCAGAAAGAGTTCTATTGCTACTTAATGAAGGCCGGCACCATTCTTGAAGGTGTGCAGCAAGATCTCCGCGTTGAAGCTGAGCGCAACATCATGTCCAAGCAGGACGTGATTTCAGTTGACTACCACACGGCTTATCACGTGATGGGCACTAAGTGGAGTGATGCTGGTGACAACCCCACCAACACTGCTTTGGCAACTGCTGGTAACTGGGCTGCTACCTACGACATTGATCTGATCCCCATGGTTCAGCTCACAGTCAACAGCCCCCTGGATACCACCACCATCTGATCCTGATCAGAGCAAAGGCCCTACCATTAGGTGGGGCCACTTTCTTTTGGCATGGCGTACAGCACCTCAAAAAAGCTGACCAACCGGCAAAAAGCTGCGATGGAGCGTCATGCAGAGCATCACACCCAAAAACACATGGCCGAAATGCGTCGTTTGATGAGGTCTGGTAAGACCTTTACGGAAGCGCATAAAATGGCAATGAAAAAAGTAGGAAGGTGAGCCGTGGCTGCAACGATCAACGCCACACTCAAAAGCGAGACAGCCAACAGCTATGTAACGCTGGCTGAAGCCGACGCTTACTTTGAAACCGTTCCAAGCAGCACGCAATGGGACAACAAATCTGATGACAACAAAAACCGTGCATTGATTTCAGCCACCCGCTGGATCGACACGTTGAATTTTTATGGGGACCGCTGTGATACGAGCCAAGCGTTGAACTGGCCTCGTAACAATTATCACGTTGACCGTGTAGAGCTTGTTTGCAGCAGCATTCCGAACGATATTAAGTATGCAACCTACGAGCTGGCACGGGCTTTAGCTAATGACACGGACTCGATTACAGGGTCTACCGGCGATACGGGGTTATACGAATCCGTCAAGCTCGGAGAAATGGAAGTCAAGTACAACACTTCTAGTCAGGCTACTGGAACTGTTAACAACGTATTCGACGTTTATCCTTGGCTTCAGTCTTATCTCGGCGCTTACTGTCTGGGTGGCAGTGGTTCGTATCAAGTCCGCGTTGTAAGGGGTTGACATGGCTGGAGCGTTAGACAGTTTATTCAAAAGTGTTGCCAAGTCGGTTGTTGCCGATTTAGGTAAATCTTTTGATCACACGATTACCTACACCCGCAAAGCATCTCCAACGTATAACACCAGCACAGGAGCACTGGTGACAAGCGATACGGCTTATTCGTTTGATGTTCCAGTCGAGTTTGTTGATGCTGAAGAGGAAGAAGGGCGTGAAGAGCGTAAAGCTCGTTTGTATATCACGCCCGATCAAATCGGAGACAACCAGCCTACGTTTGAAGACACGGTAACGCTGAAGTATGCGGGATCAAACCGCGTTGCTCAGATCACAGACATTCGGACGTTCAAGGGTGACCAGGAGTATCTGTATCAGCTGCTGGTGAGGTTCTGATGGCTAAACAGGTTTCTGATCAGATCAAAGATGCAACTGAAGCCTATCTTCAGCAAAGTTACAACAGGCTGATCGCTACGATTATGCGTCGTTTGGCAACGAAGAAGCGGAGTCCGGTTTACACCGGATTTTTTGCTTCAAGTTGGAAGGCCCACACGTCTCCAATCGTGGCTGAGGACAAGGTTGAAAAGTTTGCTCCATGGTCAGGAATTAGAAAACGAAAGCGTCAAGATCCCACAAATAAGGAGTACAAGATTGATCCGAGGTTTTATCCGCCGGATAAGGCTTATAGCTATAAGCGTCGTGTTTACATTGGCAACACTGCTGAGTATTCGATTTATGCGTTAGAAAGCGGCAAGGTTCAGCAGTTTGTCCAGGGACCGGAGATGAAAAAGCTGGTTGAAGAAGCGTTTAAAGAGCGCACGCCCAAGATCTCTGTTGGTGGTAGGCAAGGCATTGGAACGTTTGGCACGCAAGCTGGCAAGATTTACACTGGCTATAGCGAGCTGTAGTCATGACCTTAGTCAACGCCAGAGCAGCTTTTGAAAAGGCCGTAACTGATGCTGTGGCAGCAGCAGACGCAACAGTGCTAATGAAGTACGACAACGTTGCTTTTACGACGCCAGGCAAGACTAAAAAATATATTTTGATGACCGTCAGCTTTGGGCAGTCCACTATCCAAAATCAAGGCGCAGCACAAGATTATTATTCAGGGACAATTCAGTGCAATGTGTATGTGCCCAAATCAGCTGGCACAGCAGTACTTTCAGCAATTAGCGAGTCTGTTATTGACGGGCTTACCTCGGTCAATGCGCCCGGCTATACAGACGCATTTAGCAGTTCTCCACGTGTTTTAGACATTGTTGGCCCGACACCTTTGGATATTGAAGATCGCTCACACTTTGTCGGTGTAATTTCTTGCGGGTTTACTGCAACTGCATAGTACAGTATAGTATTGAAGAAGCGTAAATTTTCTATGAGAGCTGCTGAAATTCTTCGCAACAAGTTTGGTGTAAGTCAGCTGTATAAGCATCAGGTTGAGCAAGATGGAGAAGTGGTACTGGAGATCTACTGGCACCCCTTAACCATTGCTGAGCGCGAGTCGATTCAAAAAAACGCTGATTCTGACGACGCCGTTGACTTTGCTTTAAGCATGATGGTGCGTAAAGCGCTGGACGCTGAGGGTAAGCGTTTATTTCAGGATGGTGAAGTATCTGTGCTTAAAAACGCAGTAGAAGCGGCTGTGTTGCAGGAGATCCAACTTGCAATGCTGGCTTCCGGTACGGAGAACAAGGTGGAGGAAGCGAAAGCAGACCTCAAAAGCTAACGGCGATTGGTTCTTTCTTTATGCGTTAGCAAAGGAGCTGGGCATGACGGTTGCTCAGCTCTCGCAGACGTTGACACAAGAAGAGCTGATCGGTTGGGCTGCGTTCTTCGAGTTAAAAAACGAGCAGGAAGAGAAAGCGATTCAGAATGCCAAAACTGCCAATAGGGCGCAAACAATGTCTAGGCGGTAGGATTGAGTGAGGTCGCTGTTTTGCCGTGTCTAGTTTTGGGATTAATTTAGACCTAAAGCTAAACGGTCAAAGCGCTCTTGATAGAGCGATTCGTGGCACAAAAACGCTTGAAAGCATTGTCAAGCGCTTGAAGGATACGCCTTTAGACCTCTCTAACATTGGTGGAGCGGCAAGGCTTGACGAAGGAAGGCTTGGCAAAGCAAGAAAAGGTATTATTGAGTTTGCAAAAGACCTAGCAAAACAAGAAAAGCCGCTTGCGAATACAGAAGCTGGAATTCGTGAATATGTTTCTGCTTTTAATCAACTAGCTGCAAATACAAAGGCAGGAACACCAGCTTTTAATGCTTTTGTTGGCGTTCTTGCTAAAGCAGAAAAAGAATTAGAGGATATTGCACGCGCTACAGAGAACGCAAGACGTGCTCAGCTGGGTTTGCTTAGTTTAGAGCAAGAAGAGGAGCAGAAAAAACGCAATGAGCAGCTGAAGCGAAATATCGAGCTTCGCAAGAAAAGAAAAAAAGCTATTGACGATGAAGCAAAAGCTCAAGACAGAAAAAATGAAAAAGATGCGCGAGAAGCTAAGCGTGAAAGAGAAAGACAAAAGCGTGCGCGGAGCAGAAAGTTTACTGACATTGCTGCAGGTGTAGGTTTCCCTCTGTTGTTTGGAGGGGG